ATACCCTAGTTTCATATGCTACTTGAATGTCAGGATCAGTTTGAAATGTACTAGGTAATGTGTTCATGAAAGCTTCTAATTCTACTAAACTTATCATAGGTTGAATTTCTGTAATTACTTGATTTTTAATTTCAGGATTAGATGTATATGCTGCTTCTATTTTAGTTACATTATCATATGTAACTATTTCATAAAATTTATTTGACCTAATATTTTCCCATCTTCCTTTGTATGTTAAAAAGTCAACTGTTTGATCTGTTTTAGGGAAACATTCAACAGCATAGTCAGTAAAGATTGTATTCCAATAATCTACTAATTTTGTATACATTGAAGAAAAAGAACTTTGATTGTTGAATATGTGTTTTCTGAAATAATTATCATTAAAAACATTTGTAATATTATTTAATCCTGAATTGGAACCTTTACCTACAACATTTTCTAAAATATTTACAATTTTGTTATATTCATTGTCAGAGTGTTTATTCAATTCTTGTTCATATGTATTGTAAATAGTTGTGTCTTTTTGGTCTTGTTCTACTCTAGAATCTGAAGTTGTTGAAAATGTTGTTTTGTATGTATTGTTAGTATGTAATCTAGTGATCCAATTGTAATGGCTATATTTAGGATCATTTATTATTTTTTCTTTACCGTTTTCACTTATTTTTTTAGTAGGAACCTTACCTAATGTCTCCCATTCTAATAAGAGTTCAAAGAAAATGGATTTGTCTGGATTTGTCTTATTAGAAATATTAGTTATAGTTTCTTTAACTTTATTCTTTTCATAATCAGTCGATTCGTTATATTTTTTCCAAAATTCTGTAATAATAGTAGGAGCATCACTACTAGGGTTGGTTCCTAGTCCGAAAAATCCTTTAAAATTAGGGTCAGCTTCTGATCTTTTTCGAAAATCAATAAGTACATTTCTATTTTTTGAACCTTTAATTTCTTTAAGAACTTCAGTCTTTGCCTTTAAATATAACACGTTAAATCTCATTTTAAACTGAGCTTGATAAATAGGAAACATTTTTACTCTTTGAGGAACTTTATTATGGAAATTTACTAAAGAACTTAACTTACCGTATATTTTTAGTTGATTTGTATAAAGCTGATTGACTTTCAATATAGTTACTTTTCGTGATGCTTGAAATACTTTCAACATAGAATTATTTTTATCTTTATTGTATTCTCTAACCCATTCCGGTAGTCTTAACCAATAATTTTCAAGTTCAGATAACCACTCATAATAACCCATCTGTTTGTCACTAGCGTTTAGACTGTCTGCTGAGCTTTTACCTTGTTGTGTAAAAGTAGCTAGACGAAGACCTATTTTGTAAGTATACACTTCTCTTAAACTCTTTACGTAATTACTTTTCTTATAATCACTTGTCTCTGAAAAATCAAGTACATCTTTGTCTATTTGGTTAAAATAATCTAAGTCAGCAGCTTTATTATTAGTTCCTTGTAAAATAGTTTTTGCAGAATCTACAAGAGGAGTTAATATTTCTTTTCTTCTTTTTTTATAAGCCTTTATTACGGCTGGATTATCTTTTAAAGGAGAATTATTGTATAACAATTTAAGAGCATCTTTGTCTGTTTTTTCAGAAATAATAAATGCAAATCTCAAACCATCTGCGTATAATTTTTTAAAACGAATGACGTACGGTATTTTTCTAACGTTTTCAGGTTGAGTATTCCACCATATATTTAATTTAGATAATTCTTCAAAATCTTTAATTATATCAAGAGTTTCACCATATAATATTTGGGCCTCTTGATCTTCATAAGCTTTTTTAACTCTTGGATTGTTTCTGTACCCAACACTTAATGTTTCGTAAAAATATTCACCCAGAGTATCCATGCTATTTTTGTTCTTCATTTCATTAATAATAGTTTGAATAGGATCTGTATATTTTTCCTTTTTAGAAACTTTTTTCTTACAAATTTTTTTATATAATAAATAAACGATTAACAAACCAATCATAACCGTTAGTATTAAATCCATTACTTATACTAAATAAAATTTTTTCAGTAAAAACTCTTAAGCATTTAAAAAAATACTTAAGAGATTTGACGTACTCTTAAATTAACTGAATAACTTCTTCATCTAGGTCGCAACGATTCACAAAACTCAGATTCTCGTGTTCTGGACTAAAATCACATGGTCTAAGTATACTCCAATCTATACTGGGATGTATTATACCTAATTTAGAATATATAAAACCTACTAAAGCACTACACCAGAATCTGTCATTTTTCTGAGGTTCTGGGTCATAACTTATTATTCCTCCTAACCAATCAAAAGGAACCATATCATATGGTTTATTATGTACAGCTGTATGAACAATTTTTAATTTATCTTCAGTTATTAGTCCATCAGGTGCTTTTAACCTTCTTAAATAAACATTTCCCTTACCTTCAAATGTTTTAAAAACTTGGTCCATTGGAGTTAATTGGACTCCTGTTTTTAAACGATGATTTTCAGGATCTGGGATATATCCTCTACCGGATTCCCACAAATAAACTCCCTTTAAAGGTTTTTCTGTAAATTGAGGATCAACTACTATCATCCCTACATGTGAATAGTTACTCCTAGTAAAGAATTTTATAGCCCATGAAACCCAACTATCACGATAATTAAATAATAAAATGTCACCAGTTTTGACAGGTTCTTTAACTAATTCCATTAATAGTAAACAACATTAATTTTCATAAAGAATTCCACCCAATCCTTGTTCAATCTTAAATATATTATAACTAGTAGCAAACATAGTCATATTAATCAGTGTCCCAAGTCTTAAATCAATAGGAGAAACTTTACTCATAAAGAATTTTGCTCGTACGTCACTCAACCTAGAGAAATTAAGAGTTCCACTCGGTTGATGTTCTTCGGGTCTTATAGAAAAACTATACGTATAAATAGGTTTTTTAGAAACACATGTATGATGTTGTTGTGGCTGTGTATACCTAAAATAATTTCTTCTTCTTCTTGGAAATCTTTCATGAGTATTAATAATAATTCCACTTTCTTGTGACGTACTCAAAAAATCATGATTCTTACCATCCCATTTAGTTCCATTAGTTCCTAAAACAGCATCCGTAGAAACAACCAATCCTCCATCATTGAATCCATAATTAAACCAGTTGTTTTGATAATACCCACTAGTTGCTATATTTTGTTCATCTTGTAAAATCCACACTAATTCTTTAACAGGATGTTTAAAATTTAACAAAATCTGTTTTCCTATTTCCCTAGTTTCTAATTTTCCAAAAGATACTTTATTCATTTGTAATTGTTCTATTAAATATTCATGAGTATTGTTAGTAAATATTCTTGTCTCTTCTCTTGAAAGAAAAACATAATCAACAGATAAATGACAATTTTTAATTTGTACGTCAGGTTCTAAATACAATAAATTATTCTGACTCAACAAAGGCTTAACTCGTTCACCAGGAACGAGTGACATCATTGGGGGCCATATTTGTAAATCCCACTCGTTATCAGTTGATACTGTATAATTAGCATTTGTATAATTATTTTTAGCAAAACTCCAACGAGCTATAGTTAAAGTGTACGTCACTAAAGGTGCGTTTGTCTCTGTATTAGTATTCACTTCTATGACTACCCATCTATTATCTAAGGCTTGATTCGTGATAGTTATTCCTGGGGGAATTGTTCCGTACGTCAATGGGTCATTATTATCGTTAATATCACTAGTCATACCCAATCTTATTATACTACCTGCTGCTAATTCTGGTATACCTGGTATAGGATATTTTATAGTGTAAGTAAAACGATTAACAGTAGCAGAATCCCCTGAACCAGTGTAAGTACCTAAAGGAGTACTGACTTTCAATTGTTTATATTTACCTCGTAACATAGCTAAAGATAAATTGTATATCCCAGATTCTGGTGTACTATTATCATTAGGCCATTCAGTCAAATTATCAGAGACGTACTCTTTTTTTGACACAGCTATTATTAAATCTTTGAGTTTTCTTAATTTAATACTAATTTTAACACTAGCATAAGTGAGTGCTACTAAAGGTAAAGATAAACCGATGTTACGGTTAAACCAGAATTGTAAAGGTATATAAAGTATTTGTTCTTTAGATGCATTGTATGGTAATTCACTTTTTTTTTGAGTTCCTAACATTTTATCCAAAGCTGCTTTTTGATAAGTTCTATTTGTTAATTCTTGCCAAATATCAAACCAAACACCATATTGATGGTCTATGACTGAATCATTTATTATCAATTTGACTTCTTCTACTAGGGCGTTCCCTACGTGTTCTGTCCAAGCTGCTTGAGTATAACTCATAACACCAGGGAGAACAGTAGCATTATTTGGATGATAAGCAGAATTAGGATCTTCTCTAAATATTTCATTTGTATTCAATTTTGGTAATGTTAAGACAAGGTACATTTTGTTTAACAAGTCTCCTGACCTTTTTATTTCAGACACTATAGTTTCTCCAAATGCAGGTTTTGTATTGAAATTATTCCTTATACATTCAATAGCAAATTGAGTATGTCTTCTATAAACACTTTTCCAAAAGGTTATTTTAGGTGTACCTGTTAAATATAAATCTTGTTGACCTTTAGAAATAAGTTGTATGGTCGAACCTTTTACCATTTCTAATAGTCAACAATATTTTAAAATACTTTAATTACCGTATAAGACTCCTCCTTTTCCATCTTCTATTCTAAATATGTTGTAATTTTTAGCGAAAAGTAATATGTAAACTGGAGTATCTTTTCTTAAGTCTAATGTTTTAAGACCTTTCAAAAAGAACTTTAATCTTGCATCAGGTACTCTTGAAAAGTTCATAGTACCACTTGGTTGGTTTTCTTCTGGTGTGATAGCAAAACTATAAACATATATAGGTTTTTCTGGAACACTTGTATGATGTTGATAAGGTTGTGTATAACGGAAATAACTTGATCTTCTAGGATTAATTCTTTTATGACCACTAATAATTATTTCATTTTGAGGCTGATTACTAAAGAATCCATTATCATTCCCGTCCCATTTAGTACCATTAGTCCCAAGAGGACAATCCGCAGTTATTAAATTATACTGTTGATTAATTCCATAATTAAACCATGCATTCTTAAAATAACCTTGTGAAGCACAATTTTGACGGTCTTGAAATGCCCATATCAATTCTTTTACTGTAAAACTTAATTCATTCAATAAAAATTGCCTAGTTTTAGGAACAGTTGTTATCTTTTCATAAATTCCTGTTCTAAATTGCACCTGTTCTATTAAATATTCATGGGTATTGTCTGTAAATCTTCTTCTTTCTTCAGTATCTAAATAAATATAATCCACCCAAAGATTGGCTTCTGTTAAACTTAATTTAGGTGTTTTGTAAATTAATTTGTTTTGTGAAAGATTAGGAGTAATTCTATCTCCAGGTTCAAAATCGTTCCAAGGAGGATATACTGTCAAATTCCAAGTTTCACTATTAGTTATTGTATAGTCTTCATAAAACCAAAAACGATTATCGAAGTCTAATGGATGTACGTCAACAGTGTAATAAATAAGAGGATAATATTTAACAGTATCAATAACAACATTTTCAACTACTGCATTCTGTATAAATGTATTGTTAAACCCATTGTACCAATTTTGTTCTTCTATTCTCTCACCAGTTGAATAATATGATTCTTCTTCAACATTTAGTGTTTCTCCAGTAAAATCGTCAATCATAAATTCTTCTTCTAAATTAGAAGTTCTATTTTCTCCTATCATTCTGTAGTATAAAGTTTCTAAGAATACTAGATGTGAAGGTTGTGTTGTTTCTTTTAAAGGGTAATCAAAACGAGGATTACCAGAAACACCCATTCTTACAATAGCACCAGGTCTTAAATGAGGTATACCTGGGTCTTGTACAGCGAATTCTAACTTTCTTAGCCAAAAATTACCCCTAGGAGTATCAGTACTATTAAACCATTGATAAGTAGGATCTTGAGGATAAATAAATGGGTATTGATTCCTCTCTGTGTTAGGTACGTCACTTGTAGTATAAGTTCCAGGCAAAGAAATAACATCATAATCTTTTCCTTGTCCAAGTTGTAAAACCCATGTGTATCTTTTAGAGAATGTCATCATTTGTTTATAGTTCCAGTAATATCTTCCTACAATATAATGTCCTGAATTTGTTTGCGACCCTCCTTGGGGTACATAAAGTTTACCTATACAAGAAGATTGTAAAATAGTAGGAGCAGCTGTATGAGCTACTCCATTAACGATTGTTAAATCAGTAATTGAACCCGACGCATCAGCTGTAATAGAAATAGTTGTAATTTCAGTACCACTTTCGTTAGAAAGCAAAAATTGATCTCCTGATTTATAACCTTTACCTCCTAAATTATTGTTAAAGAAAATATTGTTTTTTTCGAAAGTGTGAGGGTACGTCAAAGCATTCCCAGTAGTTCCTCTTAATACAGCTACAAATAATTGCCTGTCAGTGTTTATAGTTGCCTTTGAACCTGTATAATTGTCATCTCTTGGAGAAAACTCTAATGTCTTATAACCAACTGTTTGGTCTATACCTATGGTTATTGCTGTACCGGCAAGATTAGTATAACCATTACTAGTGACTATATTTTCATCCCCAGCTGTTGTGCTTATTAATTTCCATAAACCACTATCACCATATTTATCACTTTCATTTTCTACTATCCTATAAAAAGTTGTACCTACTGTTATAGAAGTGTTAAAATTTGCTGCAAGTGTTATTTTTCCTGTTGTTTGGTCATAATCATCAATATTCTTTCTTTCATTTCCTATGATAATGTCAAAATGATTGTAAAAATCAACTTGAGTACTATATGTTTGTAAAGTAATCGTCTTAGCAGTAGTGTCTACTCCTTGTACAATTCCTCTATAATGAGGTACACCTATTATTTTGTAAGTATCAGTTCCTATCGTTGGATTGTTAGGTAATACTTGTTCTATAGTAGCTTTTTTAGTAGCTCCATCATAATCTAATATAAAACGGTTATAATAATTGCTACCTACTTTAATTTCCAGGTTATAACCATTGTAAAAATCATTGACACTCGAAGTAGTAGTATCCAATGTTAT